CAATACCGGGAAGGCTCGGCACATTAATCCCAAGTTCAGCACCGATGCTACCTAGCTGGCCGAGCCAATCACGCACGGTGGAAAGAAGGCTTTGAATCCCATCGATGAACGATTGCACGAGATTCTTCCCCCAATTATAGGCGTCAGACGCAATCCCGCCAGCCCAATCCGCAATCCGATTCCCGAGGTCCATGAACCAGCCCGCAACATCATTCACAAACCCTTTCACGAGTTTCAAGCCGCTCGACGCAAGACGCGTAAAGCCGCCGACAACGAAATCAATAATCTGGCCAACGATCTTGTTAGTCTTGTCCCGAGTGCCACGCCAGTTACTCAAATATGCGGCTGCGAACGCGACAATTGCCGCCACCGCCGCAACAAGCGCCACGGGAAGCCCGGCAATCACGCTCACAACAGTCCCGACAGCACTAGCGACCGTCCCGAGAATCGACACGACACCCGCGCTCGTAGACGCCCACGTGCCCATTATCGCCCCGACTTTAGCGATAGCTCCGATAAGCGCCCCGCTCCCCGTGATGAGTGGGACAAGCACCGCAATAGCGTCAAAGAGCGCGCCAACCGACCCTTCTGCGTTGAAGACAAACGCCGCGAACTTGAAGAGTAAATCATTCACGACAGAGAGGGCGGGGCGAAGAACCCCGTCAAGCCGGTACAGGAACGCGTCGAGCACCGCGCCCAAGCCCGCGAAGGCTTCACCAATCACGGGCACCTGCGAGAGGATTCCAGCGGTCATAAGGGCGAGAGATGCGACGGCAGCGGTGGCGGCTCCCGCAAATTGATTCGAGAACCCCTCTAGTTCTTCCGCGCTGTCGCCGGCGCTTTCCGCCGTTTCTTCCATCGACTGCTCGACGCCTTCGAGGTCGTCGCGCGTCTCACTCACTCCCTGTGATTTAATGGCGATAGTGAGTTCTTCGGCGGTAACGATAGTTACTCACCCGTGTTTTGGGCGCGTTCAATTGCGAGGACGGCCGTGAATGCGATTGCGGTGAAGAGCGTCCACATGAGGGCGTTGGCGTAGGGTTGGGGGTTGCCCCATGAGAGTGCTGCTTGTAGCCACGCCCATAGCATGATGGCGGTGGCGAGGATTGCGACCGCGCTGAAGGCGTAGTTGCCGATTGTGAGTGTTCGGCGGACGAGTGGCATATGCGTGTATTGTGGCGGGGGCGGCAAAGAGATTGTCCCACTACGGCTTGGTTTGGTCGCCCGAATCATCAGTCCGCTCCCGGTAAAACCGCGCCCGCAACAACGCCGTCAACCGCTGGTCCCACCGGTCCATTTCATGCACTTCTGCCGCCGTCTTTCCAGTTCCGTCCATGACAAGCGCGTATTCCAGTCCTTCCGGGCTTTTAGCGAAACCCGTCGGCATCACCGCTCACGCGCTCCTCTTCGCGCTGTAGGGATTCAATCACCTCCTCAATAACCGTCCGTACCGGGCGCGGGCCGTTATCAACGTACACCTGATAGATTTGGTCCGCGGTCAACTCCGGGTCGTCAATCAGGTCGTCGCCAATCTCCGCTAACTCCCGAATCACATCCGACACACTCCGGTCGGGATTCTCCTCGTTCGCAATCTCTTTCGCCTCCGCGTCAAGCGCTTCAACGCGTTCGATGAACCCGCCGGTAAGCCGCCCACTCACGGGAACGACGTGCCCGTATATCTCGCACTTGGTTTCAAGGAGTGGCGCGCCGTCCTCTTCGGCAACGGCGTCTAGGAGGTCGTGCTGGTCTTGCTTGTTTTGCTCGTATTCGGCGTTCGTCTCTTGGATTAGTTCGGCTGCCTCATTCGCAAGGTTGTCGTTTGCGGTGTGTTCTTCACTAGACATACGTTAGGCTCCGCTAGTGTCCTCAATCTGGCCGACTGTCCGACCGGTTCCGCTTAGACTATACTCCTCGAACTCTCCGTAGGAGGCTTGGTCAAGCGGGAACTCCGGGAATACAACGTCCGTCACTTCTGTGGTGCGTTCAAACCCACCGTCCGCGCTTGGTGTGACGCTCACAAGATTGAATTTCATCGGGTCCGACGAATCCTGACTTGCGGTGGCGGTTGCGCCTTCCCCGCCAAGCCATTCCTGCGCGAACTCCAACGAGAATTTGGCGTAGGTGATTTCAACGGCTACGTCGTGTTCGTAGCGTTTCACGGCTTCGCGGTTCACGCTGTCGAGCGTGTAGAGTTGCGTGTGTTCGTAGCCGGGTGTGATTGTGTATTCGCGGACGCCTGCGGCGAGGATTTCGCTATCATCCGCGGGGTCGTTGACGGTGAGTGCGAGGGAGTTGCTCCACATCGCTTCTGGACTGGCGCTCATACACGTACTGTAGAACGCGCGTCCCTAAGCGTTTGCCCTACTCGCCACCGGAGAGGAACGAATCCAAGACCGGCCCGACACGCGCGCGAATGCGCTCCGACCAATACGCCGCCTGCGTAAGAAGCGCCACCAAGAACACCCACACCGGCACTATATCCGCCGCGAGGAAATCCACGGCGGGCCGGAGTAGTTCACGAATCATCATCTTCGTCCTCTTCGTGGCTGCCGATTGTTGGTCCCCAATGCTCGAACTCAATCCGGAACTTGCCATACGAAACATAATCTACTGGCACCCCAAACAACAGAATCAACGCGAGAAGCGTTCCGAGAACGATGATTGCGCCATAGATGCCATCCCCGCCTTCCACGAACCCGATGCTCGTGGTGAACACAACGAGGAACGCGAACACGACGGTCATGGCGATATGCCGGTAGGTTTTCGTCATGAATTGCCTCCGGTCAAGTAGTCGCGGGAGAACGATGCGGTAGGTTTGTCTCGCACTCATGTCTCACACCTCTTAATTCCAACACGGACAAGCATAGTGCTTAGGCAACCCCCGCCTCAGTAAGCCCCTCGGTTTCAATCTCGACGGCGGTAATATAGTAGTCCGTGCTGCGGGCGTTCTTTTGCTCGCGGAAGTCAGATTTGTTGATGGGTTCAACCGTACTATACGGGGTTTCCGTGTTGTTATCATCCATGTACTCGGAGAGAATATCAATCACGTCCGACTGAAGAGTGACGGGTTCCTGTTCGTCTAACGACCAGATTTGCACTTGCACGTTATTCGATTCCTGTAGTTCGTCGTCGTCAACACTGAACCGCTCTAGGCTTGAGTCGGTTGGACTCCACACGTAGCAGATAGCAGGCTGGCCCGCACCGGGCCCCTTCTCGGACTGGCTGTCGGCCCAGTATTCGCGGATGCTTGGGGGTTGGGTGGTGCGCCAGAGGTTGTAGTCGGCGGCCTGCGAGAGCAGATCAATCGTTGCCGCAACGTGATGGGGTTTGTTGGTGACGGGGAGGCCGTTGCTCCATGTGATGGGCCATGTCCATGGCCATGTTGAGTTGTTTGTGGGCATAGGTGTGGGGTTGTGGTGGTGGGGTCTTGTAACGCCCGCTAACACGAGGGTTTGTTTCGGGGTGGGTTGGTGTGTAATACGCGGTAAGCGTATCTCATCACCGCTCGGCAAGGTTGTCGAAATACAGGTCCTCATACGCGATAGCGCCGATACCTCCGCTTTCAAACGGAGTGCTGTTATCATCAGTCCCTTCGAGCGTATTCACGTGCCCGCCGTTTGCATCATACAACGTCGAGCGAAGCGAGTCCAAAGCCCCCATCTCCATCTCTAAGGTACACCACTCATCCCGCGGCAACGAGGAGATGGACTCGCTCGCGATAAGCGTCCCAGAGCCTGAGTCCATCCGCTGGATACGCATCGTCCCCGACCCAACAACGTCGAACCGATAGCCGCTAATACTCCCCGCACCCGTCGCCGATTGGACACACAGCACTGGCGCGCCGTCAGTCGTGCTGGATGAGCTTAGATACACGTCCATCGTGTACGTCCGACCGCGCGAGACGGTGGTATCTGTCCGTGAGATAGCCGCCGTCGCACCTCCGCCTGAGCCTTCAAGGCGGTAGAGTCCGTCAGCAGGATTGGACTTGGCGACAGAGAATGAGCCTGTATCTCCAGAGTAGGCCGTTAGGTCTCCTGCCTCGTAACTCTCTTTGCGTGTTTTGCCTCGCCCCACGTCAGGAGCCATGTCTCTCCGTGAGACGACGCGGCCACGCTCGGCGATATTGACCGCGTTACTCTGGTCGTGCGAGACGTAGACGTTATCGGGATTGTCGTCGTCTATGTCGCCATTACTCGCGCCCCAGTACCCAATATCGATTGCGAGCGAGGAGTTACGAGCGTAAATGGGGGTGTCTGTCGCCTCGACCGTCATATGGTCAGCGCGAGCGGACTTGACGCCCTCGAATCGGTATCCCGTCCAGTTAGTCGTAGCGGGCCCTTCGGAGATGGCGTGTGGCTGCTTGAGATGGATAAAGTCCAGCTGTCCGTTGACCGACTCGAACAGATATGCGTTGCCGCCGCTTTTGTCGATGTCGACGACGGGATTGGTTAGATACACGTGACCGTAATTCCACGTATCGTGGTCGTTTGCGACCCGTATCCCGTCCCCAACACGGAGGCCGCCACAGTGGTCGATGCTCACCTTGAATGGGTTCGTGAGGTCGATGGATGGCGTTCCCTGGTCGAGGGTATGGCCGTAGATGTTGAACAGTTGCGACCACATGAGCCCTGCATTATGGGATTCTGACGATGGGGCGCCGCGAACGCCACCCGAGGCAACTGCAAAGTTCCCGATTTGGATGCCGCCAAGATGGCCGTCGAGGAGGAGGTCGGGGCCGCTGCTCCCAGAGTTGTCGATTACAGCGCCGCCAACTGATGCGGCAGCAAACGGGTTGGATGTGTCCTCATCGATGTCAATCCCAGCGCCAATCAGATTGACAGGGTTATCCTCGGAGATAACAACCTGTCCGTCAATCGTGCCCGCAAACTGAATTGTGGAACCAGGGGCGGTATTTTGGATGAGGTTATTGACCTCAGATGCGGGGGTTGTCTGCCCGTCCCCTCCGATAACTGTGCGCCCTGTACTTACCGATTCGTTATCCACATCCGCCGTCAACACCGCGCCATCATAGAACGACAACGCCGACTCATCAACCCCAACCGACAAACTATCCGCCGCGTCGTCGTAGTTCACCGTAATCCCGCTGCCCGCCGTCACCAACCCAGCAACCGCATCCTCAACCTCCTCCTGATTCAACGCAGTCGTATCGACCGTTAGCGCATTCGCTCCATCATCATACGACACCGAAAGATTCCCGTTTGCTTGGATGAGCGCGCCAACAATATCCTGCACAGCCTCCGTCTCTGGGGTTTGCGCGTCCGCGAGCACACCACTTAGGCCGGTTACGTCGAGTTCGTCACTACCGTCGTTTTCGTGCCTACTGGCGTGGTTTTTTTGGTCGGCGACCATCGCTTCCCATTCGTCTGGGGTGAGTTCGCCTTGTTCTTCGCCGGGCGCGATGTCTTGGTTTCCGTCCCACGGCATATGCGTGGGTGTTGGGCGTGTGGGGGTTTAGTCGTATGCCCAACAAAGAGACGAAGAGGGAGTGACTACACCATGACCGAAGAGAGACCGGTGGCAGCCCGCCCACCCACCAACCTCGACGTGTGAAAAGCACGCCGTGTTGTGGATGCAGGCACTTACCACCGATGCCGCAGTGTCTACACCAAGCCTTATTCCCCCGTATTAGGGGTAGCCGCCTGAGAGTACAGCGGCCGGGGGTGTTATCTCTCGGTGCGAGTGCGGCATTCGGTGTATGGTACGGTGGTGTCTTAATAGTACGCACCACGGCGAAAGTAGAGGCTACTCTAGTGCTTCAACGCGAACCTCCTCCCGCACAATCTCCCGCACCCTATCCTCGGAGACGCCGAACTGCGGTGGTTCTGACTCCGCTATCATTCGCTCCACGGCGTCGTTGGCGGATTCGTCCGGTAACTGGTAGTCGCGGAGTTGTTCGCGCACGTCGTCTTTGAGTTGGATTGTTGTCGGCATTAGAACTCCGTGAGCGTCTTGAACACGGCGATAAGGTCGTCGTTCGTCGCATCAACGTGTTCGAGCGCGTACCCCTGCGAAAGCATCTGGTTGGTGAATGCGCCCGGCACGGTGTCCGCGTTGAACCAAACAGACACGCCGTTTTCTTGATGTGCGGTTTGTTTAACGGTAGCCAGTTCTTCAAGTCCGGACGCGACGGATTTATGTTCGGTCATGGGGCGTCTACCTGATACAACACCCCATAACCACTTATAGTTTGCTATAATGGTTCGGGCTACACCTCCTCGAAGAGTTCTTCTACCACTCCCGGTGGTGCGCGGTGCTCCCCACTAGCGTGACGCTCCCGCTCATCGGCTTCCACCCGAGCGCCACACCGCACACACTCATACATCTCGGAAGACCCCTCACGGCCCCCTCTGTCGCCCTGTAGGGAGCGGCGTATCTGTTGGAGTTCCGTGAGCATCTGCGCGAGCAAGACTTTCTCGTCGAGGTCTTCCCACTGTTGTTCGTAGCGTTCGCGTTCCTCGTCGCTTAGGTCGCGCTCACTCATTCTACTTTCACCACGGTATAACCACCATTAAGTTAGTGGGGTTCCTGTATTGGAGTGCATGGCTCCAAACACAGACGCCCCGTGGAAAGATGAAGCATGGCTGCGTGAAAAACATACCGCCGAGCGCATGACAATCCAAGAGATAGCGGACCACGCCGATACCACGTTTGATACGATCCGGTACTACATGCGAAAGTACGACGTGGAACGCCACGGAAATTCGCCGCCCGACGCGAAATACAAAGACGCCGAATACTTGGAGCGCGAATACTGGGAAAACGAGAAGAGCCTCAACCAGATTGGAGAGGAGTGTGATACCGGCGGTGTGGTAATCCTCCAATGGATGGAGCGTTTTGACATTCTGCGTCGGACGCCCGACCAAGAGAAGGGCACCGCGTGGAAGGACGGAGAGGCGCTTCGAGAACTGTACTGGGACGAAGGACTCACGCTTGAAGAAATTGGCGACAAGCTAGACTGTCACGCTGGCACGGTCGGGGAGTGGATGGAACGGTTTGACATTCCCCGTGAGAAGACGCCAATGGAGAAACCAGCCTACTACGATATAGATAGAGACGGGTACGGCCGGTGGAAGTCCAAGCACAACCAAATTACGTATAGCCTGAAAGTCCACCAACTCCTCGCCGTGGCAGAAGGCGCGGACCCCTACAAGGTGTTTAGCGGGAACGAGTATAACGTCCACCACAAGAACGGCGTCCCGTGGGATAACCGCCCCTGTAATATTGAGTTGCTTACGAAAAGCGAACACTCCCGCCGCCACTATCAGGAACGCGAGCACGCGGAGAATGGCGACTTCGTGAGTTAACCCAAGTCAAGATCGTGGGACTGTAACCACCGACGCATTCTCTCGCCGGCTGGCCTTAAGTAAGGTTGCGCTTGGACTCCGCGCTCCGGGATAACCTCGGTGGCGACGTACCAACCAAATCCTGCATCCTTGCCGATCCGTTGCGCCCATCGAACGAGATTCTCCGGCGGTGGCGTATGGCCGGGGTCGGTGCCGTACTCCATTGGAGCTGCCTGTCGAGCACTATACCCGATGATGAGGTCGCCATTCCGCCATTCCGGACCAAACCCCGACGCTTTCAACGTGCCCGTGTCGTGTGGGACAACTTCCTGTGAGAACGCGAACCCGACTTGCCCGGCCTTCTCTAGGCGCTCTCGGTGTGCTTGGAGTACGTCCTCCGCGGTGATGTTTTTGTCTAGAGAGACTTCCGCGCCAAGCATCCTACCACGTTCTCACGGCTGCTATTGAGGAGTCCATCCAGACGTGACGGAGTGCGGTCTGTCCGTACCGCGTGAGGTCCAGATAGTCCTCGACGTTCCCGCCACGGTAGTTCACGCTCCCACCCTCCCCGGATTCACTCTGTGCCTCTCCCCCCTCAGCTAACTCCCACTTGTGGCGCGCCAAGTTGAGGGTGAACACTTCCGCGTCCCCATCCAGCGTAGGGAGGCGACTCATGCGGTCGGAGTAGAGGGTGTCGCGTTCGCCGAGTGCTTCCCGAATAAGTTCGTCTTTCCGGTCGTTGGCGAGGTTCGTCCACCCGGTGCTACTCCCGGAATCGACTTGTTCGCGGATGGCGGTTTTCTCGGCGTCGGTGAGCTGGTTGTCCCAGTCGCTTTTGGAGACTTCGGCGATTGAGGGGTCGGGCATGGGTTAGGATTCTGGTTCGGGGACTGTAAACTCGCCCCCACAGTGCGGGCATTCCACGTCACCCGTCTGCCAGTCGAATGCTTCGCCTTCGTCGTGGCAGTAGAGCCAGCCGTTCCATTCGTAGTGGTCGAGTTTGTCGCCGGTTTCGGGATTCGTGGGTTTGTCGTGGATGCTCATGTGTGGGTGTTGGTGGGCTGGGGTCTTAATCCTCCGCGTACCACGGGAGGAGGTCGCGGAGTCGCGTGCGCCCACCCGACTTATCCACAACGAGCGTGCGATACCCCCGGCCGTCGTCTTGGAGCGCGTCCGACTCTGATACCTTAGTCATCGTTAGTGTATTCCGTTAGTGACCGTTGCCTGACACAATACGAACGTACTTCAAGGAGGGTCGATTTCCCCGAGATTTCATCCGTAGACGCCGCGCCAGCGATCCGCCGACAGAAATGCTGGTCGCTGTCCTGCATTCGCTCCCACTGCTCGCGCGTGAATATGAGGTCGGTGTCGCCGGTCTCGATGGCGGTCTCTTGGACGAGTTGGAAACTACTTGTGTTCATACTCATAGCCATTCTACGTGTTATCGCCGCCGAACCGCCGATAGTGTTTCATGCACCAGTGTACTTCCCCGGTGGCGAACGACGGAACTTCACTCGGTTCATCGTACCACGCTTCCCGCGTGATAGCGTCCCGCCCGCAACTGAAGTACGAGCACGTTGTCATACTCGTTTGCGTCCCTCCAGATAGTCCTCCATGTCGTCGCGGTCGGACTGGCCGTTAATCTCGGCGGTGTCGTACTCGGCGGCAATCCCCCGGATTTCCGACCAGTCCATGCGCTCCAACTCCGCGCGCGTGTAGGAATCATCAACGAACTCCTCGTCGCTATCCGGTAGCAGACTCGGGAATACGGTGGTGGGATTCCGACTCATGAAACACCACCCACGCGCTGTTTCGCCCGGTGGCGCGAGCCTACATCATGGTCAAACCGAACATGTCGAACTAACTCTTCGCGCGGCCGACGCACGCTGCACTCGTCCTCGGGGCATTCAACTAACTCGGGTGGTTCCACAGTAAACGCCCATGGGTCGCGCTCGCAGTTCCGGCACCCTTCGCGGAGCATTCGCGTGATATCCACGTCGGTCCCGCAGTCGGGGCACGGGATGTATGTGCCGGTGTCTACGATGTGTTCCACTTCGTCAGCGTCGTAGGTTACCTTAGTCATGGATTACTAATGCCGGGGGAGGTCGCGCACGTCCACACCATTCACACCAAACACATCAATCGGCCGATCCACCGTGTACGTCCGCGGATTATCCGACCCATCCACGCGAGCGGTTTCAAGGTCGTATTTGATGATCTCCACCTCACTGAAGAACGAACTGAGGTTGGAGTTATAGGCTTGTTCGCGGGCGCGCTCTCTTTCACGGTGCCAGTCCGCATCTACGGGCCGCATTCCCGGTGACCTTCGGAATTGCATCTCTGTGTGGGCCTATGGAAGCCATTACCATAGGTTTATGGGTCCAACGAGTAGCGGAGTGAAAGTAAAGAGTGGGGCGGCCGGGGGTCGAACCCGGAATCTCCGCCTGAGTGAGTGGTCAGCGGGCCTTGTCCCAATACGGACGAATACCGTGCGGCGTTACGCCCGTGTCTTTGGCCACTTCGCCCCGTTTTTCGACGTATATTTTGTATGCGCCTACGATTCCCCCAGCGTCCCATCTGAGGCGGGCGCTCGGCCGCACCGTGGCGGCTACCTATGGCCCTCCACGGACGGCTTAGTGGAATGGGTGAGATTTGAACTCACGGCAGCCGGGTAATCCACGCCTTCCCCTATACCACTCACGCGGACGCCAGTCGTCACCGGCTTCAGGGTACTAGTGGCGCTTCCAGCGTCTTATTCAACGGCTACACCCGTTCGCCTCGCGGCTTACCGGCCACGCCGAGTTACTACCACTGAACTAAGCCCGGTGCTCTCCCAAACTGAGCTACCATCCCATACCACACGCTATGCCGCCCCGATTACTAAAGACTCACCCACGCAGTGAAAGTAGAACGCGAGTGGTCAGTAGTTCCGCGCGCCCATCTCAACCTGCTTCTTCAACACCGTATCCGTATCCCGCGACAACTCAAACGAAACCTCCGAAACAGAGAACTCCCTATCACCAACGAATAGGCTACACCGCCCATTTATCGGATGCTTTGGCGGGCCGTACCGAAGGCGGTCAATCTGTTCCGTCCGGCAATCAGTTTCTCGACTTAACCCAACTCCATCTATGAACTCCGTGAGTGAGTCTTGGCAGTCACCACAGAGTCGGATTTTGCGTTGGTCGCTGTTCGTCAATCCTTGTTCGAATGGGTTTGGGAACTTGAAGAACGCCGTTGGTTTACCGTCGCCGTACTTCCCGCATCGGTCGCATTTGTATGCATTACTCATCGTTGTGTTTGTGTGGCGGCATAATATCCAATAGTTCGTTCCCATCCTTGTCCGTCCGCACTTCAAGGATCGTATCCTGTGGTGTCTCAAGATAGACAGCAGGCCCGATAGTCGTTTCCACCGTTTCACGCTCGCCCGTATCATACTTCACGCCGCGGCCTTCCCCACGTCCGACTATCACACCTTCACGTTCTTCAATCGTTGTTGCGCTACCGTCTCGGCGTTCTGAGAGAGGTGCCGTATAGTCGGTGTTCTCAATACGGAACTCTACGTGCATTCCTTCGAGCATGGTCCACGGCACGTCATGGAACGCCGACAAGTCCTTGAGCGCATCGTATACGTCACTCATATCCATACACCTCCCGTAACTCCGCGCCGCGAACCACACAATCGCACGCCTCACGCTGCCGGAACATACTGTTTACACAACGAACTACCCGACTCTCAAACTGCGTGGATACAGCATGGTGTATCTTGTACATTCGGGAATTGGTTTTATCCAACCAGATGTTGGCGAGGTCGCGGTTTAGTCTCGCCATTTCTATCTCAGTCTCAAAGTCACTCATTTTTGTTCACGTCTATCTCCACGGTATCACCCGCTTCCAACCCTAATTCTTCCCGAATCGGCTTCGGGATAGTCACTTTGCCACCGTCAAGCACGAACACTGTTGCACGCACACGACTCTCTACGAACCACTGGTACTTAGAAATGAGGAACCGAGTGAAAGTAAAACCTGCTACCAGTCTTCCTCCTCGAACGCGTCACTCCAGCCCTCTAAGGTCGTGGTCTGGCGGTAGTCTAGGTCGTTGTTCTCAGGCATACCCGTGACTACGCACCACGGAATAAAATAGAACGGGCTACCGGAGCGTTATGCGCGCTGAACGACGCCCGCACTCCGCGCCTGACTGTAATCCTGATCAACCCAGATGCGACCATTGACGCCAGTGAGGTCACGAATCGGGTCATCGTAATCCTTCACCTCAATATCCTGCCCGTTCGGATTGTACAGGAAGAGGTGGTTCTTCGTCGTATCGATCTGGAGGCACCCGACACTTCCGGTGGCCGTGGCGTTCCCGTCGGCGTCCGTGAACTCCCACGTATTCGAGCCGCCAGTCCCGCCAACGTTCTTCCCGGTGTCGTCGTAGGAGCCAAGGCTTGCGCCGACGTGCTCCATGTCAAGCAGCGGATCGAACGCACGCTCCCGAACCACATCATCCGAACCACTACGGTTGGCGAAGCGAAGGCCGTTGTCGCCGAACGTCTCGGTGCGGAAGCCGGGCGTGGTGACGAACGTGTTGGGGAGGAAGTCCGCGCGGTCAATCTGCCCATACAGACGGTTCAGACTATCATACCCCGGACTGTCAACGGTCGTGTCGAAGTCCACACTCTGGCCGTTCGCCACGGCGTCGTCAACGGCGTTCGTTAGCCAGACCTCGTTGATGGAGTTCTCGACGCGGCGACCCACGTCGTTAATCTGGCGTTCAATCATGTCCACCATCGAGTGGTCCACCATTTCCTCCGTCACGCGACTGCCGGCGGTGACTTTCGTGGTATCCCACTCAACCGTGGTAAATTGTTCGCCGTCGTCTCGAATCTCCGCGCCTTCTGCCGTGCGCCGTCCGCTGCGGTCGTCTTCGGCAATCGGCACGTCGCCCTTCTTGGTGTCCACGTTCTGAATCGTAGACACGTCCCGGGCAATCTGGCGGCGGCGACTGCCTTCCATCACGGTTTCGAGGAGTTGTTCGCGGAAGAGCGTGTCAACCTCCTCGTTGGTGGCGGACGCGAAGAGCGTGCGCTTAATCGTGTCGTCGAGCGGCGCGCCAAGCGCCTTCCCGTTATCAATCTCCTCTGGACTACTAGCGGCGAGGGTTTTCGGGATGGCGTTGTCGTCGCCCGCGTACTCCTTGAGGATGCGGTGGCGTTCACTCCCGCGTTCCGCGACAACCTTCCGCTTCGCCTCCGATTCAGCGTCACGGTCTCCGTGCCGGGAGAGGATGCGGTAGTCGCTGGGGTTCTTGCTGGACGGCCACGCTCGCGCGTAGTCCTCACGAGATGCGCCTTCCTCCATGCCGGCGAGGAGGAGGCCTTTGAGTCGCCAGTTACCGCCCTGTGCGTGCTGACTGAGGTGTCGGCGTGCGTCGAGACTAGTAGCCATTATGCGGTAGCACCCTGAACCGTGAAGATGTATCCTTCAGCAATCTCGCCAGCGCTCGCACCGCTCTGGACGAGAATCACGCCATTACTTCCCGCGCTGGTGGCGACGGTTTCGAAGGTGCCGAGGCCGTCCGGGAGTAGTTCGTCGTTTGCGGTGACGGCTTCGGAGACTTCGACGCGGACTTCGCAGTCGTCGCCGGCAATTGCAACGGGTTCGCCGCTTGCTACGTCGTAGAGGTTCACGCCGAGGAACTGGCCTTCGCCCGCGCTGGACGCGCTTACTTGGTAGTCGCCGCTCAGGTAGACTGGTTCACCTGCGGTGAGGGGTTCGCCCGCGGTATACCCGCGGATTTCCTCGCCGGAGATGAGCACTTCAACATCGAAACTGTGCTCGCCTTGGTCAACGGACATGCTTCTGGCTACTCGTATGGAGTGCTACGTAAAAAGTACATGCTTACCTCCGGGGTGTGGAAGTGGGCCGGGCGGGAATTGAACCCGCGTCTCGGGCACTTGGCCGAGTTCTAATTGTGGGTCTGCATCCCACGGCGGCTTACCCGACGGGATTGCCAATTACCTCACCGCCCCCACGCCACCACGTGCCGTTTCTTTTCCCTCCGTTTGTTGCGTCCAGAGGGCGTGTTAGATGGGTCGCAACTCCGAGGCCGCATGGTGGCAGAGTGGCCCGTGCGGAGTTGAACCGCTGCCCACGCCCGTTTCCCTTGACGCCATCGTAAACAGGCTAACCCGTGGTTGCCTTGTTGAAGGCGGCCCGTCATGGGCCATCGCCCGGGATAGGGGTACTCTACGCGTGGTCTACCTCAGTCGGGCTTACCAACCACTACACGCGGGTGGTACTAATGACTGACTAATACGGTGAAAGTAGAACGGTGTCCGCTACTGGCTCATCGAACCCGTCGCCGGGTCATACTCAATCCCCTCATCCGCCTCCGACCAATCAAACTCCTCCCCATCGCCATCCGCAAGCGTCCGCGGGTCCTCACCAACCTCCTCAAGAGATTCCACACGCTGCGACAGCTCGCGCTTCTCCTCCCGCAGCGATTCGATCTCCTCGCGTGCGGCGCTCAGTTCCTCGCGCGTCTCCTCCACGTCGCCCGCGCTAAGGGTATCCGACATGGCGTCTTCGAGTTCTTCGAGGCGTTCGCTGAGGCTCGCCACTTGGTCTTGGAGGGCGTCCACGTCATCGCCATCCTCCATCTCGGGCGGTTCCTCGTCTTCGTCCTCCTCTTCTTCGTCTCCTTCTTCCATCTCCGCTTCCTCTTCGCCCTCGCCCTCCTCGTCTTCTTCGTTCATGTCGAGGAGTGGGTCAAGCACCTCCAAGACTTCATCCACGGGCACGTCAAGTTCGTCAGCAATCGCCTGCGCGTCGTCCTGAATCTCCTCAACCGCTAGTTCCCGTCCGAGGATTTCCGCGCGAATCTCGTCGTGGTCAACTTCCGAACTCATATCCCCGGATTCACGATGCAGCGTCTTTACCTCTTCCCCACTCACCGCACTCAAGGCTACCGCTCGGTTCCGGGTTTCGTGTGCGAGGTCTACGCTCTTACTCGCGGGGTCCCTGACTAACCCTAGCCCTGTAAGTTCCGCTTCTTTGACGTGTTCGTCGGCGCGCGGATGGTCAGGATTGTCCTCCAACTCCGTCGGCATCAACTCAACACTCGGCGAAAAACCCGCCGTGCCATCATTCTCTAACGCGCTCTGCAGGTTCGTATCCGCGAACGCGCCCGCGTCCGTCCCACGGTCAAGAATCAGGTCGCCAAACATCGCTTCGCCATCCGTCTCTAGGCTCTCCGGGTCAATCCACCCACCAACCGACGCTTCATGCACCTCGTTTTTCTTCGGGCCTGCCTTGTGGATGTCGTGGGCGATATTCGTCGGCGGTCCCTCCCACTCACCGTCGTCGTACTCCGGGCTTGTGTTCTTGAACGTCACTTCGTCGTACAGCGTCGGCGTCTCACTATTCGCGTCCACCCAAACGCCCGTATCGATTAACTTCAGGCCATGGTACGCAACCTTGTCGCCGCCGAGTTCTTCGCGCTCAATAGGCTGGGTGTCGAGTGGGGACGCACTCGCCATGATGCGCGGCGTACTGTTGAGGAGTGGGGCGGGCGCGTCCACCTCCTCAACACGAACACACCCATCCCCAGCGTACACCTCACCCGCGGGACACTCGCCGTCGTGTTCGGCGGCCGCCCTAAGGAGTTCATCATGGCTGGCGTCCTCACCAACAGAGAGCTCGCCGCGGTTCCGTTGGGCGTTGCAGATGGCGTAGGCGCGGCTTTCCGTGTAGTCGGGGTTGTCTTCAAGGACGGATTGGACGCACTCCTCAACTTCAGGTGGCATACACGGGTTTACGCTACGGAGTGTCTAAGCGTTTGGGCTACTCGTAATCCCCAAGCGACGCGTCGACGCGGTCAAACACCTGAAACAACCACACGTTCGTCTGCGGACTCCCCGCGTTCGGCTCCGCTACACGCCACGACTTCTCAGACCGTGGCACTTGCACACGCTGCCGAGGCGTCTGCAACACTAACCTCTCTCGAGCCACCTTCCACAACGGAAACAGCCAATCCTCGTGCGGCTCCGAATAAAAGGAATACGGCGGGTCACAGTACACCGTATCAAAGGACTGTTCATCAAACGTCTCGAGCGGCTTGTGGAGGTCCGTCACTACGTCAGGGTCAAGGTCCGCGTCGACGTCCGCCCGCACGTCCCCGATTGTCGTGCGGCCGCTCGGGAATACTAGCGTCTCCCCCTTGCAGAGTTCGTCCGCTATCCAGCGTTGTACGTCCTGTGGGTCGTTCCAGCCCGGCCGGTAGGTTGTGCTACCGTTATAGGTCGCCATACCGTTGCTTGCGCCGGCATCGACTTAATGCCACGGCGTACAGTGAAAGTAGAATCCTATTTGTTGGCGCGCTGGAGGTAGACGCCCGCCGCCCGATAATCCCCACGCTCGGCCGCCTCCTTCGCCTTCCCGATATACGGGTCCGTTTCACTCTCGTTGCCGAGGTAGTCGCCCGCTTCGAGGATTTCGATGATGGACTCGCTCGTGGCTTCGCCAACACCGCTGACTGTCTGGAGGTCGTCTTTCAGGCCGTCGTTGGTCATACACTGTGGGTATGCGGGCGTCCGCCTAAGCATTTGGGCTACTATATCGGCCCAAACCACCACTCCAACACGACCATGAACACGACGAACGACCCACCAAACGCCCCGCCACTAACCGCTCCCGACAACCCGCCGAACTCTTGCACACCCACCGCCGCACACGGAAGAACGAAGAACGCCACCGCATACGACCACCGAATTGATGTAACCGCTTCCCGGATAGTCGCGTCCGGTGTCGGGCGTCGAGTGCCAAGATAGTATGTGGCTGCCGCGCCAACGAGGAGCGCCGTGAGCGCGCCGACAACCATGAAAAACGCAAACAGGGCCTCCAACATGCTACCACTCCGCCGGTTGCACCGGCATTCCCTCCCAC